GAAATATTAGTTACTTCGATTTCGATGGCATCAATATAGACGGGATTCCATCAAGTCAAGTCTGTATATGGACTTCAACTAATAATGGATTGGATCCACATCACATTCGTATCATGAATGCTGAACTAATCGCAGGTCCACAAGGTGGCGCGGGTGCTGTACATTTCGGAGCACATGGAGCTGATGTTCCAATCGGTGCAATTGGTTCAAACACAGCAAAGAATCTGAAGATTCACGGTGGTGGATTACCCGGATTGTGTGGATTTGCGTGTGCATCATACGCGGTTTACATCAGTGGGCCAAATAACATCATTGAAGACTGTGAAATGTGGGATGTGTCGGGCGCATTCATTCAATTGTATTCACGCGGAGACCCCGCTGATGGAAACATCATACGAAATAACATAATGCGTGATTTATCACGGGCCGGGGCTGATTCAGAAATATGGGGAATCTTGTCTTTAGGTGATGATAATCAGATTTACAATAATCTAATCTACAACATTACATTCGTTGGTACAAACCTCGGAGGGAATAGCGCCATCTCCCTATCAGGTAAGCGAAATAAAATCTATAATAACACAATTTACAATAATGCAAACAATGGAATGAACATTGATTCTAATGGATTAGACAATCTGATAAGAAATAATATTTTCTTTCAGAATAAAGGCACAAATTTAATCGATTTGGGTACAGGAAACATTCAAGATCATAATTTAATTGGAGTCGATCCCCTCTTTATGAATACGGGGGCCGGTCCCTACGATTTCCATCTAAAAAGTGGGAGTCCAGCAAAACACACCGGGATAGCTGTACCAGAAGTAACTGATGATTTAGATGAAGTGGTACGTAGTTCGACTCCTTCAATCGGTTGTTACGAATAGCCCTTACGGGCTAATGAATATTTCCGGCCCCTGGGCCGCGTGTAACTACAAGATATTCATGCAGTCTCAGGAGATATAAGATGCCTATTCAGTCAATTCCATTAGGTCCGTCTACACTAATACTTCAGAATGTTGTATACGCACTTCCAGCTAAACTCTGTACCATCTTATCATCTGCCGCCATCGATGGATCTACTGATGGCAGTACGTGGAGTGCAATCACGGGAGCTAATACAGTTGGTGCATCTACCGCCGCATCATTTATTCGATGTACTACAGGTAATACAACAGTTACATGTAAGTCAATGTAAATTCAGAAACACAGTAAGGAGATAAGATGGCATTCCCATATTTCGAGCAGGTTACACGGGCCTACGAGGAATTACTTGAAGAAGGTGAAATCAAAGAAAGAACTGTTCAAGAAGAAGTTGAACAGGACAAAGGATTACTAACACGTAGAGCCGGATATTACGTAAATCGAGAAGATGACCCTGATATTGGAATTCTTAAGAAAGAAACTGGGAATAACAGTCAAGGATATTCAGTAGATCTACTGATTCATAAGAATGGAACATTTTGGGATGTAGCCACTGATGTGAAGGGATTAGCTAGTCCAGTAAATGGTGGTCCATCAGGTCCAGACCCTGAACTATCAGCTAATGGATGGACTGAACCTACAGCAGATCTAGCTAATTTAGAAGAATCAGAAGAAGGTGGATACGATCTAACTAAAGATGCGCCGCCATATGATGAGGCGAAATCAGTTCAATTCGGAACTGCGTGTAATGACGTGTATACTGAAAGTAAAGCTAGTCCGGATGGAGGAATGATTGCAGTTCATTCATTCAGATGTAGCTACGACTATTACGTCAAAGGAATTCCATGGGATGAATGTTATCAGAAACATGTGAATGCATTCCGTCTAGAATATGGATTACCTCCCCTCTAATTTTTATTTCTCACGTGGGAGCGTGCGTGTGAAACATTGGGATGAAATGGAATGAATTAGATGGAATGGAATTAGATGGAATCAACTAAAGTCAGACAGATAATCGACCCAAATAGTTGGCGTCCCGAGCCAAAACAAGAGTTATTTCTGTCAATTCCAACAACAATTAAAGAGGCATTTTATGGAGGAGGAGCGGGTTCAGGTAAAAGTGACGTACTCCTTTTATATGGGATTGTCCATCGATGGCACGAGAATCCTAAATATAAACAAGTGTTCATGCGTCGTACGTTCCCCGAACTTCGTAACGAAATCATCCCAAGATCTAGAGAGTTGTATCGCAGGTTTGGAGCAACTCTTAATAAAACTGAAATGTGCTGGACGTTTCCCAGACCAGATCAATTCGGGACTGGAACTTCTACTAAATATGGACCCCACAACGAAGGTTCAATGATTTTCTTAGGTCATTGTGAGAATGAAGATGACGTGCATCAATATGATACGATGCAGATTAATCTTTTCACCCCAGATGAACTTACTTCAATCACAGAATGGATCTATCTCTATATTGGATTTCAACGGGTCCGATCACCTGTGCCAGAATTGCCCGCTATTATACGTGCCGCCGGAATGCCGGGAGGTATTGGACATACATGGACCTACAAGAGATTCATTAAACCATTCCCTAAAGGTGGAAAGATAATTGTCGGACGTGGTGGCAATAAACGGATTTACATTCATTCAACCCTTGAAGATAATAAATACATTGATCCGACATACAAACAATCATTACAAGGAATCACAATTGAGGCTGAGAGAAAAGCTAAACTTTATGGCGATTGGGACGCCTACCAGGGCCAAGTCTTTGATGAATTTCGTGACAGAAAATTCGATGACGAACCAGAGAATGCATTACACGTCATTGAACCATTCAGTATACCAGAGTGGTGGCCCCGGATTGTAATAGGTGACTGGGGGTTCGCCGCAATGACATGGATTGGATATTGTGCAATCAGTCCATCAAAGAGAATATACATCTATCGGGAACAACATTGGATTAAGACAAAGATATCCGAATGGGCGCAACATGTTAAAGTTTATGTGGATAAAGAGAATCCTCGTCTCATTAGGTTTTGTAAATCTGCGGGACAGGATAGAGGACAGGAACATACGATTCAGCAACAAATTGAGGAGGAATTACAACAGACAATTGAACTGAGTAACAACACACCCGGAAGTAGAGTAGCTGGTAAGATTCTAATCCACGAATATCTCAGATGGCATCCAAAACAAATTAACCAAAATGAAATAGGTATGTATAATGAAGATTACGCAATGTGGATTATGCGAAATCGCGGAATGATCGAATACAAAAGTTACTTGAATTCATTTAATCCAATTGAACCCGAAACCAATATTCCAAAATTACAGATATTCAAAGATGCGTGTCCAGTATTGGTGGAAGCGATTAAAGCGTGTAGTTATGATAAACCCAAAGGAAATAAACCTGCTGAGGACATCGCAGAGTTTGATGGAGACGATCCTATTGATGGTCTTCGCTATATCGTCGACGCTGCTGAAAGTTTCTTTGATGATGCTAATACTGAATTTAAGAAAATCCAAGCTCAAGAAGCGTTAGTCAATAAATTAAATCAAACCAATGATTGGACGGCATACTATCGAAACATGAGTAAAGTGGAATCTGAGGAAACAACTCATCCAGTCGGTAGGTATAGACATTGATTCAAGAGATTCTGAGAAAATGGTTTGGACTCAATGATCCAGTCTGTGAAGTCTGTGAAGTATTGAGAGGTCAGTTGGAACGTAGTGAGAGGGAAAGACATGAATTGTTGGTCAGATTATTAGATCCTCCGGGTGAAGTGCGTGTAAATACACCGGAGGAAGAAATCAAACCAATTAAACCACAACATATTCCTTGGCGAGTAAGACAACAAATATTGGAACAAGAAGATAGACATAAAGCTAAAGTAATGAGAGATAAGGTTCAAGAAATTGCGGACTTAGAGAAGGAACTTGGAGTCAGTCAGAGTCAGACTATTGATTCACAGTTAGGGAGTAAGTAGGAGGAGTTATGGCTGGACTTGGACCTAGTTGGCTACAAGAAGCACGTAAGAAAATGGAATCTAAAGGAACAGTCGGGGCTTTCGGTAAGGCAACTCCTAAGAAAATAGCGGCAGGTAAGAAACAAGGTGGCTTGCAAGCAAAGCGCGCAACATTCGCACAAAACATGAAGAATATTGCGAATAAAGGGAAGTAAATGGTTACATTAGTTTTAACCATCGCATTATTTGGATTCATTGTTTGGCTTATCACTCAACTCATTCCAATGCCTCCTCAATTCGTTGCAGCAATTTATGCAATTTCATTGATTTTAAT